CTCCATCAATAAGTTCTAATGATCCGCCACTTACAACTGGCGCATTTTTGATTAAATAATAATTAGCTGATGATCTTCTAATGTAAGCTTCAACATTAATTGTTGAAGTAGTGATGTTAGCCATTCTAATACTAATTAATGTATCAAAGCTATCTGCTGCTCCACCTAAAGCATCAACTGCTGAAGTTCCTGTTTCTCTTGTTAGATAATTTCTAAAGTTTTGTGCCATAATTAATTCCTTATACTACAAGGCGATCGACATTGCAATCACGAACCCATTACTTGGTACACCTTCAATAACATCAGATGCATTTTTATATACCGCTTTACTTGCTGGTAAAGTGCAAAATACATCCTTTGTACCTGCTGAAAAGTCAACAGCGCTATCTGAGTTAGACGAAGAAATAACAGTTGTTCTAGCTAATGTTCCAGCCGCAACGGTCCCAAGACCAACTTCAAACTCTGCTCCACCTTGTAGAGATATTGCATAGTAAGTCGTATTTGTATTTCCAATAGCAGAAGAAAAAGTTTCAAAACCAGTTACAGCTCCATCCAAAGTGAACGTGCCGGTACCAGTAGTCGTACTAGTTTCTTTTACTCTATCGTTTACTACTAACGCCATTTGTGTTCCTTATAAATATTACGCGTCGCCAAGTCTAATGATTGCATTAGATGAGTCACCAGCTGGAAACTGAACAACGAAATCACCGTTGGTTGCAGTTTTTGATCCGCCGAAGTCTAAAACTAATACAGCTTCATCACTTGTACCTTTATAAATCAGTGCTCCTACCGCAGTTAACGTTACAGATGAAAAAGTTAAATCATCAAAATCAACGTATGCAATATTACTTGATATATTTACACCAAGATTAGTTAAAGTATTTCCGCCTGCTGTATAGTTTGTACCAGATGAAGAAACTTCATTAGTAGTTGTATAAGCTGGAGTTGAAGTACTGAAACCACTTAAAGATGTATAAAGCGCTAATTTAAAAGTTGATCCACCAGATGAATCAAAATCAAACACGCCCCCAAGTAGGTCTGTTTTAAAAGAGTCAGGTACTATATTTGCCATTTAATTGTCTCCTTAAATTATGATGGTGATTGAGATTTAAGAGGTGTTCGAAGGGCCCCATCTTGCCATTCGTCTCGGCGTCTACGACCTTGTTGTTCGATCGCGTACGATTGTAATGCTTTATTAAAAGCTCCTTCATAGTATTGTAACATATCTGCAGGACCTTTCAAGTATCCATATGCTTCTACCAGACATCCATACAAAAGTAAATCCTGATATTTATTACTTGTATATGTTCCTGTTATACTTGTCGGTGAAACTGTTATTGAATCTGGTTGTTTTGTATAAGCTAATGTTATTAAATTAGTGCTATTTGGCGTAGGTGCTACTACCCAATAATTAGCGTCCCAATTAGCATAATATTTTGGAATACCAGAAGCTGTTCCTGGAGTATTATAATACTCAGCCATAAAAGATGTATCTCTTTTTTCTAAAAAAACTTGATTTCCAGATGAGTCAGTTAATTGTACATATCGAATAAATCTTAAATCAGATGGTATAGTTACATATCTACTTCCAGATGCTAGATTTGAAGTTGCATAAAATCTATTATCATCAGAATCTACTTCTCTATAAATTCTATTTTCTGCATTTTTAATTATAGTATTTAGAATACCTGTGTTTAAAACAGAATCATCTACTTCTGTATAATTTCTAATATCATCTTGTAAGTTTGCTAAAGTATAAGCCATTATGGTGTTAGAGTAACTGGTCCTGCAGTCACAAACATTCCTCCTGAATTTTCTGTTACAGTTGCATTACTTCCGCAATCAAAACTATAACTATTTGTATTAATAACTGTTATACTAAATCCTGAAGTATTTTCAAATAGAGAATACACCAGGCCTCCGGGGCTTCCATTTACATTTCTAAAAACAACAGTATCATTTGTTGACCTTCCATGTGCTGGTTCTGTAACTGTTACAGTGCTTGATCCTGAAGTTAAACTTAATGGATTTCCCGGTAATAAATTTTCTGTTGCAGGTTCAACTCGAGCAGGTCTTGCATGTTGTAAACCCTGTGGATCAGCTACAGCTGGTTTAGGTTCTAATTGTGGCTGCTTTGGTTCAAATTCTGAAACATGTACACGTGAACCATTCCATTCAACAACCATTTCTTTATATGGAAAAGCCATACCAGAACGATCTGAAATAAATTGTGCATATTTTCCGTTTGATCTAGACATTTGGGTAATAAGTTTTTGGAGTTATAAATGTACTTGATGAAGAACCATCTTCCTCAAGAGCTCTTTTAAGTTCATCTTCATATAACATTTTTAACATTTGAATTCTATCTGGTGCATCTTTAACTGCTAAATAATATGCAAGTCCAGCTACCATACAAGGTACAAATCTATAGGGTACATCTGCTTCGTTAGAATAGTTCCCGGCATCCTGAATCCTGCTGACATAATAATAATTAAGTTTGTTTCCGGCTTCAGTGGATCCTGGAGTTAAATATAAAGTGATAGTTACTTTATCAATAAATCTTTGTACAAAATATTGTGTTGGAGTTCCTTCTTGTGTTTTAGAAGATAGACCTTGATAATTTGATCTATTAATTTTAGTTAAAGAAAAATCAACATTAGAAGAATTTCTATAACTTGCTTCTAATATATCATCTACACCATATACTGCTGTCGCATCTGATGTACCATCAGTAGTTGATCTATACATTGTATATTCTGATTTACCATCAACTAATGTAATTGAATTATTTTTTACTTCCCAAAAATGAAGACCTCTGTTGCCCCATTCTTGAAACATTATATTTAAAGAACGTCTTGCAGTTTTTAATTGATGACCTGAAACACCTTTTATTCCAATTCTTTCATAAGCTTCTTCAACTATATCTGATATAGAAAAACCTGATTCAAAAATTGTAGTTCCGGAAGTTGCCATTCAGCCTCCTACTTATCTATAAGTAATGTTGCGCCTTCAATATTTGTGATTGTAGAAACTTTCATTCCTCCAGGAAATAAAATTCCATCTTCTGGAATATTAAATGCAAAGACATCTCCTGTTGGACAGTCTCCTTGGAATAAAGTTGTACTATCAGTATTGTCTTGTAAGATTATTGAACCTGCACCACCACCATCAGAAGCAAGAATTAATCCTCTTAATCTTGTTCTTCCAGCGAAGACAGCACCTGTGCCAGAAACTCTTACCGCTTTTACGTCTGATTTCATATTTTGTTTCTCCTTAAAATTTTATGTGGACCCGAAGGTCCACACTAATTATTTATTACGATGCAGATATGTTTGCTAACGTGTCTAATCTTTTCCAGTTTGTACCATCTGAAAAAGCATACACTGCAGCACCTGCTGCACCATCTTGTACGTAAACTAATACACCTTCATTAGCAGATGCTTCAAGACTATTAGTTCCGTCTGTGATTGTGTTAGCGTCTGTAACTGTATAAGGAGTTTTTCCACCTTGTTGGGTGTCTCCTGCGTTAACGTTAGGTCCACCAATAAAACCATTTAATGATGTTACCGGTCCTGTAAATGTAGTGTTTGCCATAATTGTATCCTCCTAGTTTCCGAACATAGTCTCTAGGCCGTCGACTATACGCGTCTATGTTCTAATTAAATTGTATAGTGATTAATTTATATACTAGATTTGTATAGAGTGCAAGAGATCCCTAGGAATGATTGACGTTTTCAATAATGTCTAAGTTCTAATTAACCAGCGAAAAGGTGAACTTCACCATCTCTAGGATTATTATGAACTTGTGCTTCTTGTTCTCTGATGATTGATCTAATTACTCTTTTGATCTCATCACCTAGAACAGACATTTCTGGTGTTATTTGTCCTTTGTTTTCAAGAAACAACTCGTTCCATCTAGACTCGAGTTTCAGTTTCTTTGCGAACAGTACCATGTTGTCCTGAGCCATTTGTAACCTCCTCATAGGTTATATAAAAATCATTTGCAGTACTAGTGTATTGCATATCATTTTGTTCCCATTGTATATCAGATT